GAACAGGTATAAAAATGGACGATATTGATCTTGGTGATGAAAGTGGTTAATAATGGAAATAACTACATTTAATAATAAAGAAGATTACGAAAATCTTAATAACCAACTTAAGTTCATGTTTGATTATGGACTTGATAAGATAGATAATGCTTATGATCACTTAGGTGGTTTTACTGCAGAGAATGTATTTAAGTTTGATTTAGAAAATGATAATCCATTTGAATTAGATTCTGAGTATAGCACTAGAACACGTGGTGGTAAAGGTGAAGAATTTGGTAACGCAGTTAAGTATGGTTTTCATGGAAGTGTTCAAAGTGTATATGAGTTAATGGCTAGTGTACCTGGTGGTTGGGATAGATTTAGAGATTGGATGGTTGAGAAAGTTGGTATGGAACCTAATCCAGATAACTATGCAGATCATCTTAGAGATTATTTTCAATCTCTTGCTAAGAAACATAACCCAGAAACTTTAGGATTAGATACGCCACAAGGTTATCAAGCTAAAGTTGTAGCAGGAATTGCAGCATTACCTTTAACAGTAGCACAATTTTATCCAGCAGTTCGTGGGATAAAAGCTTTAAGTACATTTGGTAAAGTAGGTGCTGGTTTAGCTAAAAGAAGTTTACCTGCAGGTATAGCAGCAACTGAATTCTTGAGAGAATGGGATGATGCTAATATGTATGAACTTGGTAAAGCTACTGCATATGGTTATGGTTTAGGTAAAGTAATTCAAATAGCTAATGGTATGCAAGTATTACCTAGAATGGCTATGTTAGGTGCAACAGGATTTTTAACTACAGGATGGAAGGCACCATTAGAAGATAGATTAGCTGCAGGTACTGTATTTGCATTAGCTGGTATAGCAGCACCTTGGGCAGAAGGTAAGTCTATAACTCGTATGAGTGCAGATGCCCAATTAAGATATAAACAATTAACAGGTAAGATGCCTGGTAAAGAAGCATTATTAGAAAAAGCTGATAAAGCAAAAGCTGATTTAAATAAAGCAGAAGCA